CGAAGCAGCAGCAGTTCCGTTTGGCTTCACTGTCATCGGTACAGCAGTACCAGCAGTGAACGCATCGAAGAACAACTTCTCAATCGTTGGGTAGTCCTGTTGCAATTCCATTGTGATCGAGTTATCAATCAAGCCTTGAATACGAGTCACAGCTGATGACCCCATCGAAGTCGTGGCAACTTCAGCCGCACTGGACGACAGAGTTATGGATGTGACGTATTGGCTGATGTCGGTTGCAGCAGTACCGTAGGTGACTGCGACATTCGTGAGGACTTGCTTTGCCATGATTCTGCTCCTGCCTATCGGCGTTCGAGTTGATGTCTGCTCGGCTGAGCCGATGCGATAACACTACACGCCACAAGCATCCAACGGCAAGGGGTCAGGCGTACACCGTGACAACGAAGTCAATCGCCAGATAGGTCGCGTCGTTCGCTTCAAGGGTTGAGATGTTGTCAGCAGACTCCACAATCAAATCCTGCACAACCCCACCCAAGGTTCGATCCGATTCGATAGCAGCCCTAATCGAAGTAGCACCGGCATAAGACAGATACCCATCCAACAGATTTTGTGCAGTGCGCTCAGCCGAACGACCCACCACAACCGACACCGTGAACTTGTGAGTAATCAAACCCCCACCCATAGCCCCGTTGTACTGGATACTGTCCAGCAACGGCCAAGCGAACGGGGTGTTCACGTTGTCAGGCTGGTAGGCGTAAGCGCGAAGACCTGGCACGGTTGCCAAGTTTGCAGCCAAACCAGTTTTGATCTGGGAGACGGTAGTGGTTGAACTCATGCGAATAGACGCATGCGCCGGTACGGCTCGACGAGCTGTGCCACATCAGGATCGAGCGCACGGCTCACCCTGATTGCACCCATGTCACCGAAACCTGCGACACCCAATGGACTGTCATATCGTTTGAACAATCTTGAAGCCTGAATGATCGTTGCCTGCGTGACCGGCTCAGGGACATACGGCCAACCGAAGACTGCTGTGAGTTTCACCAATGCTTGCGAACCATAGTTGGAATTGACAGTGGGAAACAGGTAGTCACCCACTGCACGAATCTTGTCAAATGCCCAAGTGATGCCATCAAGATCACCGTTCAACGGTTCCAACTGCCAATCGGTAGGAGTCCATGTTGTATCGAATACACCATCAGCGTTCGTTGAAGTTTGCAAAGTAATCGCAGTACCAGAGAAGTCATCAACTGAACAGAAGAACGAATCCTCTGCTTGAAACACACGACTAGTGGCAGAACCAGCAACCCAAAACTTTCGGTTGCAGTAACCATCAATGAGACGTGAAGCAGCACCGGCACAGTTGTCAATCAGTTCGTCATCAATAGTGTCAGCCGTTCCAATTCTGAGAGCTGATTTGATTTGGTTTCTGCTCGCGTAGCCGTTGGTGATTGCCATAGAACCTCAATACTACTTCACCACAATAGGAGGGAACTCTTGACCTGGCACAATCTCAAACTGATTTATCAAACTTCTAAACAAAGCAACATCAGCCTCGCCCTGTGGATGGGCTTGGAACGATACAGCTTCAGGATGTCGCCAATGAATGAACCTATGAGTCGTATCAAACTCAACTCGCAGTTCAGCCTTCCTGAACTCCATCCACTGAATCCAATCGGAATACATGGATCGCCTAGCAGGATAAGCCAAATGAACTTCACGTCTCATAACTGTCATCCCAGACATCGGATTACTTACCGAACCAAGGATCGTTTGATAGCCATCAGGATTGGCTTGAAATAACTCACCGTACTGAGTTCGTCCGGCAATCGAAATGACATCGCAATCTCGATCCAAACCAACCAACGCATCGGGGAGCATAATCTGATCAACCCCTGATGGCACAACCCAATCACAAGAAGACATCTCTACGGCCTCATTGATACCATCCCAAAACAACTCTTTGGTGATGATGTTGCCCATCCACGAAGGTACATCCAAAGGAACCAACGATGACAAAATGACTTCATCAGGCTTCGGATTCATTGCCTCAATCATGGTCACATATTGCTGACCAAACTTCTCCCAGTATTCAACCGAACAACAATGAGTCATCAAAAATGTCATATCAATCCCACCCTAAATCCCTTCGACGCTTCAAATCCCAATGCCCAGCGTCAGGCAAACCTGACTGCCAACGCAACGAATGCAGTGCATGATTCGCTTGAAAACTCTTGCTGTTCTTCTCAGCCAACGACGGATCAGAACTAATCGTTGAAGAATTATCGTGAACAATCCCAGCTTGAGAAACCTTCACCTGAACATTGCTACCACGTGACCGATCCTCAAAATCGTTGTCCTCAAAATACGCTGGCACATAACACTCACTAAACAAACCAACCCGTTCAACCACACCAGCACCCACCCAAGCACACGACCAAGGCTGCGACCCACCTGTCACCGTGATTGTCTCAGGTTCACAATCTTTGTAGAACGCTTCCAATCCACCTGGTTCAAAGTAAGCATCCGAGTTCAACAGAATCCAACCCTCTGCGTGAGGTGTTGCTTTGATACCAAGATTCCATGACGGTGCCACACCAAGGTTCGTTGGCATCCTCCACAGATACCAGTTCTGAATGTATTGCCAAGGCGCAGTCCAAGCCAACATGTCAGCGTCGTAACCGTCCCCATTGTCAATGATGATGAGCTGCTCGACTGGATAGTCAATCGAGCGAATCGCCCGTTCCATCAAGTCGTACCTGTTTAGGACGGGGATGATGATGCACGGCACCATTCAGCGAGTCCCTTCATCACAGGCTTCCAATGAGCCTCCCAAACGGCATCAGCGTTGTATGCCTTAGCGAAGTCCACAGCCACCTGATCCACCCCTCTAGGAGCGTCGTAGGCGTGTTTCAGGGCATCCACAATGGAACCCACTTGAGGGATGCAGAACCAAGAACGCTGATGCGCATCCCAAAACGGTTGCACCTCCACAGCCCACCCAGACCCAACCAACTCCGGCTGAGCAGTGAAGTCCGAAACAATTACTCTGGTGCCAGACGCCTGCGCCTCGATCACAGCCAACCCAAACCCTTCACCCATAGACGCAGACAACAACACATCAGCATCTGCGTACATTGATGCCAACGCCTGCTGAGGGAAACCAGTCCGATATGCGTACTGGTCAACAATCTTGTACTGATCCTCACGAATCCCACACGCATGCAACAGATGATCCAAATTGACACCACCCATCGCACCATCCTTCTCAGTGTGCAAGTACAGAATCGCATCAGGTTTATCTTGCGCAAAAATACCGAACGCCAATAAGTTCTCAGCAAAGGATTTGCGTGAAGGACTAGCACCCTTGTTCGCTGCGTTCATCATCACCACAAACTTGTCGTCAGGAATACCCATCAACTCACGACCAGTGAATGTCCTGCCACCGTTCACCATCTTTGAATCAGGATTAAACACATCCTCAATACCGTGAGGTGCATAAAAACATTCCACACCAGCATCATTCAACATCTGCTCACCAAACCGTGACATCGCAATCGGTTTCACATTCGGTTTCTTACACCAATCAACAACATCGGCTGGACACGGAGCATGATCAATCGGAACCCAAGACGCAATGTTTTTCACCATGTCCAACGACTTCGACTTCAACGGCCACACATCGAACAGAGTCATGATCAACGAAGGCAACTTCGGATTCCCATTCGCCCAATCCATCCCATGCGCAACAAGCACATCATCGGAATATGGTGCCATCCCACGTGGATACATCTTGATGCCATTCCAATTAGACGAAACTCCTTCGAGTCCGTACATGGCGTGGATTGCTACTTCGTGACCTTCTTTGATGAGCCTTGTGACGGCTTGCGCGGTTTGCGTACCGTAGCCGGTGGGGACGAAGGGAGCGTTTGAATACCAGAGGATTCGTAGCGCGTCGGAATCGGTAGGTCTGCCACTTCCGGCAAGTGCGCTATCCCCCGATGTAACAACAGCTCGGCTTCGAGGGGTGGTAGTTCGACCATTGTGTTTTTGATGATTACCAGCATTCTTCACTTCCTTCTCCTTCGCAGATCGCAGGGGACAAATAGAAATAGGGTCGTATCGCCCTGCGTGTTCGATACGACCCTAAGCCTAGGGGAATTATGGGATGTCAGGGGACAAGCCCCTCAAGCCTTACGGCTGGAGGAGATGCTTGACGTGTGATGTTTGTGGCAAGTTGCCGTCAACACGGAACTGCGCACGGAAGGTTGCGAGTCCTGCGCTGAATGCGAAGTCATCGGAACGATCCAACTTGATGCCACCGACACTGCGCACGTAGTACGAAGGCAAGTGGCCTACGATTACGGACTTCAATCCTGTGGTGGCTTCT